TTTTATATTATCTGCTGTTGATGTTTTTGGATTAAATTTTGTTGTGTCTGCTTGTATAACGGGAGCTGTTGGTGCTTTTGGGACTAAAGCTTTTATCAAATCTACTCCCTTTGGTCTATTTTTATCAGCTTTTAATTTGTCAATAGTTTCTGCTTGAGGCATCGCAGCCTGTGGAACAAATACAGATGGTTTAAAAACAGCTGGGACCGTTGGATTAAGTAACTTCTCAGAACTTAAAATTGATGGATTTTTTGTATTAAGTAATTTTGGTGCACCCAAAATAGATGGAATGGTGTTCGTTGGTTGTGGAGCAGAAGGAAGTGTTGGTGAAGTTGGTGGTGCGGATAATTTAATTTTATCCATAGCACTTTCTTTACTATCTGTTCCCAACATTGCTTTTTTATTTTTATCCATATTATCTCATTAAATCAGAATTATATTGTTCTTGTTTGTTTTGATTTTCTTCTTCGAGATGAGTTTGTAACATATTTAAATATATTTCGTATTCCCATGGATACATATTTTCAATCTCAGATACCGATAGTCTCTGTGAATTTGTTAATAAGAAGACCATTTTATAATAGTCAACCAAACTAAAGTAATTCACACTCAGGTAAAAAAACGCAAAAAGCCCTCGACAACAATTATTTCTTCGCCGTTGGCGACATCATAAGTTAATTTTGGTCCATCTTTTAGGAAGTTTTTTAAGAGTTTAATTTCACTTAAATAAATTTCATCTAAAATTTTAGTAATATCACTAGACTTGAATAAACTAATATCATGTCTTTTGTTGCCAATCGTTATCACTTTTATAATTTTAGTTAATAACTTATCATCATCAATTGATGATAATTCATAATAATCACATACTCTTGGTTGTGCTACCGTTAAAGTAATATTTTTATTGGTTGATATATCTTTTGTCAAAACCCCATTATTAAATTTAATATTGGATATGTTTAATTCAAAATTAATTGGAATTGGACCATCCAATAATAGTTTAATATTTTCCTCTACACTTTTAGCTCTTATCTGTAAGAATAAAAATTCTAAGTCCGCAAGATATAACTGTTCTGGGTTTTTAATATTAGAGCAACTTTTTAAAATATTACAAATATTTTTTAATATACTACCAACATGAGTTTCTTCTGAAATAATAGATATGGTTTTTTGATCTCTTATTTTGAAAGGGCTATAGAAGACATCAGTTCCACTTACAGGTAAAACTGTTTTGTATTCTGGTTGAGCAGTTTTAATATCGTTTAAAATTGTATCAATGTCGGTCATGTTATGAATCTGCTGTTAAAGTAAGTTCGTATTTTCGGAAAGCAAAACGTACAGTTATTTTTAAATATTCATTTGTGTTTAATGAAGAAAATTGAATAGGAGCAATCTCTACAGGAAAAATTTCATAAAATCTATATGTTGCTGTCACTTTACCATTCAAATCAAGAACATCCAATACCATTTCATTCTTTTTTACTACATCATCATAAAAATAAGTTATCCAAGTTTTTGCTCCAGACCCTGACAGATTTTCGCTATATATGTTTTTCATCCAATTATCAAAAGCCTGTGGTAATTTATAATCACCAAAAACGGGAAACGTAACCAACACACCGTCTTTATAGGATAAACCTCTAGGTTGAGATCTTCCCAATCCTGGACCACTTAGAGCATCAGCTTGTGTATTCATTACGATATCGGGAAGCAATACCGTTTCAGCAATATACGTATTTGGTGTCCCATCACCACCAGATGTTGCATTAAAAAATGCAGCCTGCTCTCCGGACAAACCATTAAATTTAATTAAAAATCTGTTTGCTCTTTGTAGACCACCAGAAGCAGTAATTTTTTCTTTTAATGCTGAGATTGAGGTATTGATGTTAGCCACAGAATATGTCCTTTTCTGTTAAAATTTGAAATTGCATCTGGTGTTTTTCACAAAATTTTTCTGCTGCATTCCATTTTGCTTTATTAATTTCAAAAATTAACTTGTCTTTGCTTGATGCTGATTCTTTAAGGTTAACCTGTTTTAATGGTTTGACCTCTACTATAATTGATTTGTTTATGTTATTTTGTTCAACCTGAATCAAAAAATCAGGAATATATCTGTGTACTTGTTTATCAACGGGATGGACATATGGAATTTCAATTTCCTCAAATGACCATTTTTTTATCTTTTCACTTTCATCAAAAAATTTACAAACTCTTCGTTCCCACAAAGATCTACATTTTATGGAGTTTTTAGATCCGATGTATTTGTTAGGGTTTTTGGGAGTAAATGTAGTTTTATATGCCATGGGCTAAAATATTTAGGTTATATTCCTGCTAAATAATTTTATATGTCAGATCTTCAATATCCACTTGATCCATATGCTGCTGAAATACCATTTTGGTGTGCTTTTAAGTGTGCTGAATATTCTGTAATAAATGAAAAAAGAACACGAGAGTATATCAACACCTTAAATCTAGTGGCAATTTATTTACCGTTTACTGGTGAACCCAAGATGACCATGGAGCATAAGTTTGTCGAAGGTACCAACCCAGTAGGTCCGGTTTTAAGTTTGGCTGGATTGAGAAATACAAGCGGTAGTGACGGAGATGCTACTTTTTTAGAGAGACTTTCTGCGCCAGCTGCAGCTTTTTATGAAACAACATTTACTACGGATACTTATAGAAGATTTAGTAATGTTACAGAAGCTTCTATGACCAGCGAAGCACGCAGAACTTTTACTTTTAAATATCTGTTTGTTCCAAAAAATGAGAATGAATCAGACGCTGTTGATGCTATTGTTACAACTTTTCGTAATCTATCATATCCTAAAATTGTTCCAGGTTTACCTGAAAGAACTATGCCACAAAATATTTGGACTATATCTGCTTTTGGTAATGTTGACGATGAAGAGGGTGATGCAAGTATAACCAGTAGTTGGTTGGGTGATCCATTACCATGTGTATTACAGCACATGGAAGTCGATAAAGGAGATCCATCAGATCCAGTTTTAAAAATTTTACCCAACTCAAAATCTTTGATGACTTTATTAACTCTTACATTTTTAGAATTTGAAACAGGAACATATTCTCCAGTTATGGATAAATTGTTATCAAAATCTGAAGTATCATACTTAGGGGACGCAGCCGGATGACATATTTTACAAATTTTCCTAAAATTAAATCTACTATAAACAATAAGTCTATAGGTATGGTTGATATTTCTTTTGGTTTAGAATATGACCCCGAAGAATTTACTTCTTCTACTACTCAAATGGGTACATTCAAAACTATTGGTAATTTGTCAGCTAGCATTTATGCAAAAGATGCTAATAATTTTTGGGGTTTAATGTTTGCAAATGAACAGATAAACCCATGGACTTTTTTACAAGAAACTCCATCAGAATTCAATACTGCAAATAAAGATTACACAGCTTTTTATTGCAAATATGGTTCAGCAGGAAAATTAAATCCAAATTCTTATTTTTACTTACAACCAGAAGATATCATTGTAAAAGGTATATACTCTGGTGGCTATACTGCAGCAGACAATCTATTCCCGGATTATGATACATATTTTGATACTACTGGAACCAATATAGTTACAAAGGGATTTGGTGATACAAAAAAAGCTCAAATATCCAAAACAATTGGATCAACTGCCTATGCTGATTTAACAGACCCCAATAATAGCACCTTAGCTTATACGCTTATTATTTTACGTAAGGGGTCTACGGGATATTATATAGCAAATAATCCTGCAATTGGTGATGGTGGTATAAGTAACCTAAAATCATATCCATATATTCAATCAGATGCTTTATTTTTTAAAAAGGATATATCAAGTGTAACCTCACCAACACCGAAGATTAATTCTTTGGATTCTATACAAACATTAATATCCGGTGATGACCCACAACCAAGTAGTGAAGCAATATATTCAGAACAGTATAATCCAATCACAACAGAAGAAGCATATGCCAACACATACCAGGCTACTTCTACTGTAAAATATCTAAAAAATAGTGACCTCGGTACTATTGTTAAAAAATTAATTTAAATTATGCAAAATCCTATTTCGTCACCAATACAATCGATCATATTAAAATCAAATTTATCAACCGAGGATTCTGATTTTGATATTGAATTGATGAAAAATAATAAATTTTGTCAATTTGAGCGTATGGAATTGGAAGAAAGTGTTAATAATATTTTTCCAACTGGTGCTCTCATTGTTAGAGATACTAGTGACATCTTAACTTACATTGCAGCAAAAGAGATAAAATCCATTATTGTTTCTATGGGTGATCTTGATGACACTACTTCTGAAAAATATGAATGGAGTATTACATCAATAACTTATGCCAATAATGCTGTATCTGAAATAGATCAAACTTTTGTAGTTATCTATTTTACAAATAAAATATTCCAAGAATCTCAAGGAAAGTCATTTTATGATGAGATTGTTTATGAAACAGATTCTGAGGGTGAAGTAACAGCAGTCCCTAGTTCTTTGTGGGATATATCATATCCGTTTGTAACTACACCAGAACATATTATCAAAACATATGGATACCGATCAGTTTTTTCAAAGCCATTATTTAATAAAAGAGATTCTGATGGTAATGAAATAATATTAAGGGGATGTGGTATAAACAATAATATTAAAAATAACTTTGAACCTAAAAATGCTGTTTTGTTTAGACCTAAAATAGCAGATGCAACTCGACAAGAACAATACCAAACTAATATAATTTCATATTTGAATTATATTTTTACATATGCTGTAAGTTCTCCTAATGGTAGCAATCAGTTAAAACCCTATTATATGTTTTGGACTGATTTTACAAATTGTTTAAATTACAAATTTTTTGATCTTCGCAGTGATCTAACTACAGGATTATATAAATTTGATCTTGATCCTGCTGATCCATATCATATACAACCATATGGTGTTTATGATTCGCCCGATGTTCAACGTCTTTTAAAAGATGTTGACGGCGAAGATATTGAATGTAAAAAAATATATGTATTGGTAACAAATCCAGCTACAAGTATAATTAATAAAAATTATTATTATATTCGAGATTCACCAGTATACATGGAAATTCCATCATTTGGTATTTCGGGTTCAACTACAGATCCTGTTAATCTGATGAGTCCATATTTAAGCGACTCGGCAAATACACATTTAACCACAGTCACCAAGTATACAGAAAATGTTGCTGGTGGTGTTACCTATAGTATGAGAACTATGGCATTAGAAGATGCTAATTTAACATATCTACCGGATAGAGGATTCTATGGATATGCATCTGATTTTACTCAAAGCAATACAAAAATCAATACAACGGATGCTGTTGCATCATATGAATTTTTATTAAACCATATTGAAGCTACTCCTCTTGGTTTACGTGATTCATACCAGCAACCAAATCCACAGACACCGTTATATCCATTTAACGACAATCCATATATGTGGCAGTTTGCATACGATCTATCTAGAACACATCCAAATTTGGTTAGAGTTGAAGATGGTGATGTTATATCCGTAAAAGAAGTTGATTTTTATCAAGATTTATCAGACTTGTTATATACAGATGGTGGAGATATTTTTTCTCAAACAGTAATTACAGAATTATTAGAATCCATTACTTTAAATAAAGTGCTTCAAGCCAAATATAAAGCAATGGGTGATAAAAATAATTATGATAATTACCGCAGAAAACAATTAGAACAAACTGAAAAAGAAAATTTTGTTGCTAATGTCTTGTGTTGTATTGGTGACGATCTTACAGCAAAAGAAGATTGGTTCTTTGCAAAAATTACAGGCTTTATTCCAGATAATAGAAAATTACGTTCTGGTATTGGGGTAGAGAATGATATTAAACTGGGAAATGTAGCTGATGCATGGTTGTATTCTTGGAAAAAGTTAGAACCAGGACCTCTTTTTGTTGGGCTTACTGCAGGGAATACGTCAGATATTGAACGATCTGCATCATATCATAGTATGATGCATGGATGGACAACCAGCCCATGTATAGGTTCAACTGGTATGCCAGATTCATTGTTTATTACAGAGATAAATGGTTTATATGGTCCGGGAATGAAAGCTGGTGGATCGTTTACTGGTATGTCATCATGGGCTATAAATCTTAATGAAAGATTAAATGGTCAAAATGATAATATATATTCTATACCAAACGGTCCAGGTGAAAGTGGTACAGATACTAAAAATTACAGAGGACCAGGATATTATAAAGATAATATCACTACAAATGGTCAATTTGCTTATAAACCAATTGGATTTACTGGAAGTATTTTTACCCATAGTAATGCTTTACCATCCGGTCCAGGATTCAACAAATGGGAGTCGGCTTCCCATATTGTAAAAATGTATAAAATTAAAGTTAATAAACTGAGAGAGATGGGTTGTATACCACCAGCCCCGAACCTAGATAATGAATATATGTATTACTTTATTGCGGAAAACGCAGTTGATGGAATCTGCTAATGGCTAAAAAAATAACAATTCTTGGTACAAATATATTAAAAATTCAAACAGGTAATGCTGTTTCGAATAGAGATTCATATACCTGTGCAAATCCAAAAATCACAACTGGTCAAGTAGAAGCACCATATACATTAGAAGAATGTTATGAGCTTTTTCCAGAAATTAAAACTATTGCTCTTGCTTTAGGTGTTGGTAATACTTATAGTTTGGAGGCTAGTTTTGGTTTAAGTGGTTCTACCAGTGGACTTTGTATTTGTGGTTTATCTGGTGCATCAGGTTTGGGTATAGCAGGTGGTTCGGGTGGGTTTACTTTAATCTTTAACGAACCAGATCCAGAGTGTGTGAACATTTATAATATATTGGGCAAAGATTGGGCTGGTTGTTTTTGGCCTGACCCAATGGCAACCTTTAGTTGTAACTGCCCTTTATATGGTGATATGTTTGAAAATTTCTTAAAGTATCGTTTAGGATCTGCAACCTTTTGGGATACACCAATAGAGACCCCAATAAATCGTCAAGATTTTGTAGAATCAATTAAAGAATTGATTGAAATTACAATTGGTGGTGATTTGAGTCAACGCCCAGGTGATATTGTATATGTAAAAATGGATGATCCTACTGGATTAGCTACTCTCAGTGACGATAAACCAGCCAACCAAGTAAAAACTGGTTACTATTATATTATGCGTGCGAAAAACGTAATAAAAAATGATGGTGGTCACACTACCATTCTATCTTTGAGCACTATGACAAATTCTAGGTTCTATCCACCATATGAAGATAACAAACCATATGAGTCAATTTAAGTATAGAAATTACCCTAAATAAATGGGTACATGGATAAAATAGATTTTGACATTCTTTTAACTACAATACCTTCTGCAAATGACAGACAAGATGTAGCTTTGGTTGAGGGTAGCTATAATATAGCACAACAAATAAAAAACGTTGTATTATTGGATAGATCAGAAAATAGTTTTAATTACGCTTTAGGAACAAATATTAAAAGTTTTTTAATGGGCAATTTGTCTAATGTATATATTGTTGTTGATCAAATCAATACAGCGATAACGTATGCAGTTAAAAATGTAAATAAAGTCAGAACTAGAATATACAATAATGGTGGTATTTTAACTATTGTGGTTAAGTATGATTATTCTACAAAAACATCATCTAGCGTAAACAACCAAGTAACAATAACAATGGATACAAATACATGAATTATGATTATAGCACATTAAATGTAGGCAAACTTGATTATGATTCTATCAAATCAAGTTTAGTAACATTTTTACAAAAATATCCACAATTTCAATATTATGATTTTGCGAACCAAGCATCAGCCATCAATATGTTCTTGGATATTTTGTCTGCAAATACTGCATATAATGGTTATTATTTACATTCAGTTTTGACAAATTCTTTTCCAACAACCGCTTCAACTAAGCGTACATTGCTTTTAAACGCTGGTTTACATGGTGCGTTTATTTCTGATACCGTTTCTTCTCGGTGTGTCGCAACAATACAAAACAAAGAAACGAGTGCAATTCCAGCATATAGTGTTTTTAATGGAACCCAGGCAAATGGATCCCCTTGTTTATTTTATAATATAACAGCAATTCCAGTTACAGTTGATGACGATACAACCGATGTTGTGTTAGTTGCAGGAAAAACAATAACTGAATTTGGTAATTATGACTTAGCAAAACAGGTAATTTCTATTCCTGTATCATATGATCCATCTACTGTTTCTTTTAGTTCTTTTGCTACTGATGGTAGCGAAGTTTCATGGAGTAGAGTAGATAAATTTTCAAATAATTCTGGAACTCAAATATTTACTGTTTTAAACGGTCCTGGTGTTTATTATGTTACCAATAATATTTCTGGAGCAGAAGTTATCACCGGTGCAGCAATTTGTCGAGCCCTAGAGTCTTCAGGAACCTTAACCGATTCTGCAATAATCTTAAATGCAAAAATTTACAGTAAGGTCACCGTAGTTAGTCATACAAACCCAACTGGTGGACGAAACGGTACAACAAAAGATTATATTCGAACATATACTCAGTATGCTGTAAATACAAGAGATAGAATTGTAACAGAATATGATTATAAAGATGCAATCTATTCATTTTTAATTGGTAAAGGTTTAACAATAGCGTATACCGATATTGTTATTAGCAGCCCAAGTGTGGGTCAGATTAGATTTTATGTTCCCAATTTGTCAGATGCATTACAAAGTGAATTGATCACAGATTATCTTGCCGTTAGAAAAATTGCTGGTATCATAGTATCATACGGACAATAATATGACATTATTTTATAGTTTTACAAAAGATTCAATTCAAACTGGTATCCAGAGAATTGTCAATACTACTTTTAAATTATTGCGTGAACAGGGTATTCCAGAAAAAGAATGGGATGGCGATAAGATTCAAATTAAGAATCAATTTCCATCATGGGTACAAAAAGAAGATGGTGTACACCCAACTGCAGCCCCAGTAATTGATTTTTTTACTTATTACTATAGATGGCTTTTTGATTATGAAGGCTATGGTATGGGATTTTATCTCGAAGATTTAAGAGATATTCACTATGTCCCAGATGCATTTTTGCAAGCGTATGCAGACTTGGTATTTTCTAGTAATTTAAATTTTGCTACTTATCCAGAACTTGTTAGTAATTTTAGAAGATTTTATATGACATATGATGTATACACAAGAATACGTGGTACACAAGAAGGTATGGCATATATCTTAAAAAGTTTATTTGGTGTAACAACTGTTAGTATTTCAGTAAGTGCGGGTGGTAGATATACAGTTACATCAGATTTAAACCCTTCGTATCAAACACTATTTAAAACTTTAGCGTGTCCTTTTTCTTTTGAAATAACTTTTGTAAGTGTCTAATGAATTTTTTAAATAAATGTATTGCTTTGGCTATGTCGTTGGCTTCACGTGGTTTTACAAACAAAAAAGCTTTTGTTTGGGAAAAACAATTACGTGTATTGTCTTGCTTTGGTAACTCATCAATTTCACCTTGCCCAAATTTACTTAAAAGTGAACACCATGGTGGACATTATTGTGGTGGGTGTGGGTGTGGTGATAACACGTATACTCAATTATTAATTAATGGTGAATCTTATTCTAAATTGGATTATCCGTATCTTTCATGTCCATTGAAGATGCCAGGATTTTCTAATTATGAGCCAGCAAACCCTAAAGAAATTGAAGAAAACAATAGAAAAACTCAAATTGAGCTTTATGATATAATGGAACTTGATAAAATTATTGTATCAAATCCAGACCCATCCAATGCAGAATATGAGATTTTTGAGAAAATGGCTAAAATTAAAAGTTCTCAAGAGCCTAAATAATTTTTGTAATGGATCCAACAAACAAAGAAGAATTTATTGGTTTTTGTAAACGAGCCCTAGGCGAACCAGTTGTCACGGTTAATATTGGCTCAACTCAAGCCGATGACCGTTTAGATGACTGTTTAAGCTATCTAATGGAAAAGCATTTTGACTTTGTTCATAGAGCTCTGTTTGCTCATAAAATTACTGCACTCGATTTAACGCGCCAGTATATTGATACTGATACTATTGGTCCTGCACTTGGGTCTAGTGGTGGTTGGCCTAGTTCAGACCATATTTTAACCATTAGTAAAGTTTATCCTATTACTTCAACTGTTGGTGATTATATCTTTGATCTTAGATATCAGTTATCCATGCAGGACTTCTTTGGTATTTTCTTTAATCAGGGTCAAGCATCCTATGGTGCTCTATCAAATTACGAGATGGCAAGAAGTTACATTCAAACCATTGAAATGGATTTTGCATATCCGGTTGCTTATACATTCTCAAAAGCTACATCAAGACTATTTTTAGATACAGGTAAAGACCGATTGTCACCTGGAAATTATTTGATGTTTGAAGCATATGTTGCCATTGACGTAGATTTATATCCAAAAATATGGAAAGACCGTATTTTTAAACGATACTATACGGCTACCCTGAAAAAACAATGGGCACAGAATCTTATGAAGTTTTCTGGTGTTCCGTTACCCGGTGGTGCACAAATGAATGCACCTGCTCTTATGGCTGATGCGCTACGCGAAATAGAAGAGATTGAAGATAAGATAACCAAGATGTACGAGCCACCACCAGATATGCTGATAGGCTAAACCATGACTACCAACCCATATATTCAAGACGATACTGGACAACAAGATTTGATGGAATCTATCACCATCGAAATCATTCAAGGTACCGGAAGAGATGTGGTGTATGTTCCACGTCAATATGCAAATATTGATAAAATCTTTGGTGAAGATATGGGTACTTCGTTTTCTACGTCTTACGTTATCGAAGCGTATATTAAAACTAATACCGGGTTTAAAGGCACTGATATTATTAATCAGTTTGGTATCGAAGTCAAAGATCAACTCACTCTAGTTATTGCAAAGAAAAGATTCAAGGACATAGTAAGTGCAGCTGAACCCACGATTATTCGTCCACGTGAAGGTGACTTAATTTATTTTCCTTTGTCCAAAAGTATATTTGAAATCAACTTTGTAGAACATGAAAATCCATTCTATGCATTAGGCAAACTTTATAGTTATGAATTGACATGTGAAATGTTCAGTTACAGTATGGAAAAAATTACTACAGGAAATACTGCTATTAATGAGATTTATGACAATGCCTTTAGAACCTTCTATAACCTATATGTGTACGATCTTATAGGTGCTACTTCATTCTATCAAGGACAATACGTACAACAAAGTGGTATTTCTGGTAGTTCTGGTGGATTTGGTCAAATTGAATCTTGGGGTGGTGAAACTTATAGTCCAGTGCTTATTAATATTATCAGCGGAAGCTTCAGTACCGCTTCCACGTTTAGAGCCCTCGGAGATACGGCTGGAGTCTACCAAGGGCTTACAGCGTCTATTAGCTCCATTATTGCTGATACTAATAGATACATGTCCTACGGACCCAACAAGACTCTCAAAGGAAATAATGAGGATTTTGAACAAGAAAGATTTGCAAATAATGTGGTCCCATTTGATAACACGGATCCATTCTCGGAAGGTAATTATTAATGTTTCAATATTACTACGGCGCATATCTCCGAAAAGTCGTTATTGCTTTCGGTACTCTATTCAATAATATCTATGTCGCCCATCCAGAAAGTGGAGTTGACAAAAATATTCGTGTTCCATTGACTTATGCACCCAAAGAAAAGTTCATTCGTCGGTTATTGGAAGAATCATCGATCACCGATGATACCAAATTGGGAATACGTTTACCACAGATGAGTTTTGCAGTTAATCAGATTGCCATTGACCCAAGCCGTAGACGTAACAAAGTAAATACTGATGTATATGATGTTGTTGGAAATCAAGGCAAACAAATGTTTGTTGAAGTTCCGATTAATATAACATTCAATTTGTTTATGTACACAAGACATATTACAGATACTTTACAAATTTCAGAACAAATTATTCCATATTTTAATCCAGAATTTAATTTAAAAATTAACTATGGTGCAAATAGAGATGATACAACAGTTCCACTGGTTATCATGAATGGTATTAATTTAAATGAACGCTACGATGGAGACTTCGGTAGTCGACGCCTAAATATGTCTAGTATTGGATTAATCGCTAAAGGTTATATGTTTGGTCCAGCCAATGGTAACCAGGCTATTCAGCTTCTTGAAGATTATGATCTTGATGTGCAAGCTATGTTAGAATAAAATGAAAGATGTAAATAAAAATTTAGAACAGTTTTTTCATATAGATTCCACAAACGAAACTACCAAACAAGAAATTGTAAAACCTGGTGCTACTGGACCAGCAAGTGAAGATTACGATTTTGCCAGACAGAATCTAAGAAATCTTATTTCTAGTGGGGCAGTTAGTTTAGAAGGAATAATGAAAGTTGCTATTGAATCTGATAACCCAAGAGCCTATGAAGTTCTTGCGACGATGATTAAAACAATAGCCGATATCAACGTAAATCTAATGGACGTATCTACAAAATTTGCAGAAACAAATAAAGTTACTGTAAAAAATAATACAAATAATTCAATATTTGTTGGTACAACCAAAGATCTCCAAGCCTTATTAAAAAAAGAAAAAGAGTATGTGGAGGCAGAAATAAATGAGTCAACCCAGAACAGGATATCGGTCAAACCCGAATCTTAAAGCACCTGGTATAAATGTCAATTATACTAAAGACCAATTTGACGAATATGTCAAGTGTGCTCGCGACCCAATTCACTTTATTGAAAATCATATTAAGATTGTTACACTCGATAAAGGTTTAAGTCCCTTTGTCTTATATGATTATCAAAAAAAGTTTATTCAGTCTATTCACGATAATCGATTTGTGGTATCAAAGTTTCCTCGTCAGAGTGGTAAGTCCAGTTGCGTACTTGGATATATCAACCATTATGTAAACTTTCATCCAGATGTTAAAGTTGCTATTCTCGCAAACAAACAAAAAACTGCAACTGAATTATTTAATAGACTTCAGTTAGCTTATGAAAATTTACCACAGTATTTGCAACAAGGAGTGCTTGAGTGGAACAAAACTTCACTAAGCCTTGAAAATGGTTCATCAGTTATGTGTGCGGCTACTTCGGCTTCAGCTATCCGTGGTGGTTCTTATAATTTTCTATTATTAGATGAGTTTGCATATCTGCCACAAAATATTGCAGAAGAGTTTTATGCATCTACGTATCCGACCATTTCGGCAGGTACTACCTCAAAAATTATAATTGTTTCTACTCCTCATGGATTGAATCATTTTCATAATACTTGGATTAATGCATGTCGCCCAGAAGGACATCCACTGAAGAATAAATTTGTTCCAGTAGAAATTAGCTGGAGACAAGTTCCTCTGTATCCGGGTGGTCCAAATAGAGATGATGCATGGAAAACAGAAACCATTGCAAATACCAGTGCAGAACAGTTCAACCAAGAATTTGAATGTTCGTTTATTGGATCTTCTAACACACTTGTTTCGTCATCTAAGCTAAACATTTTAGCTCCCAATGATCCTATTGAACAAACGCCAGAAGGTTTAAGAATCTTTGAACAACCGGATCCAAACGGTATTTATTTTATCATGGCAGACGTTTCTCGTGGACAGGGTCAAGACTATTCTGCCTTTATTGTCATCGAAGGAAGTCAATCACCATATAAAGTTGTTGCAAGTTTTCAAAATAATACCATCAGCCCGTTCTCTTTCCCAACCACTATTAAAGTGGTAGCTGAAAAATATAATGAAGCTTATGTTCTTATTGAGGTAAATGATGTCGGTGGACAGGTTGCATCAATACTTTACAACGATCTAAGTTATGAAAATTTGTTGATGACTCAAAATAAAGGAATGAAGGGTCAAGTATTGTCTCAAGGATTTGCTCGTGGTAGAGCTGAATTCGGTCTCAGAACAACTACTCAGACCAAAAAAATTGGTTGTGCTGTACTTAAACGGTTAGTCGAAGAGGATAAAATTTATTTAAATGACGAACGAATCATGAAAGAACTGATGTCGTTTGTATCAAAGGCAAACAGTTTTCGGGCTGAAGATAACCACAGTGATGATTTAGTTATGTGTTTAGTGTTTTATTCATGGTTAACCCGCCAAGAATATTTTGCTGACTTAATTGAGACTGCTAAGAATAAATATTCTCAAAATGAAACAAATCCAGAAGAAGATAATACATTGTTTATGATGAGTGCTGATGAACGCGATCCAGATGAAGTTACAAAAGATGGTTGGTCAGATGGAAATTTTGTTTGGTTTCCGACATAAAAAATAGTATATAAATAGTAACGAGGATCAATATGGCATTCAAAGCAGCATCAGTTGGTACACCCGTTAGCCCCTTTTCAGATTTTTTAGATAAAGGGAATGGAAAATGGGAAAATGAAACGCCACCACCAAATATTACTCAACGTGCTGTAATAGCATTTTCTGCAGGAAATTTTGCTATTACACAAGGAGGATTAGCAGCAAACAAAGGTTTAACTGCTTCTGGTTTATATGGAATATTAAAAGTTGCAGAATCTTCTAATGTACCTGAAGTTAAATTACAATTTATATCAGCATCGAACTCAACTGGAAAAGATACAGGTACAGATGCATTTGTATTTGATACTCCAACTGCATTTGTAGGACATTTAAATAATATTCATAATAATATTAATAATATTATACGTCAATTTATGCCTGGATCTTCCTGGGCAGCTGTTGATAGTTTTGGTGAACTAGAGGCTCCTTTAGCAACGTTATCTACGGTAAACGCATTTAATTTTGTAAATAATATACTTTTTCCTGGATCGTATACCGGAAATACACTAACAGCAGAATTACCACAAAAAGCTGTACCAACACCAGGATCGTTATATGATTATATTGGAAAAGGAATCACTGGAGCTTTTACTAATCTTGATACAATTAATAGAGAGTATCAATTAAGTAGAACTGGTATCGAGTTTTATACCGCACTCACAGCTCTTGCATATGGTGCAAAAGTAATTATTGGGGGTAATTATAATCCCTTATCATCATTTTCTCAACCTACTTCACTATCTAATGGTATTACTCCTCTCGATGCATTTATTACTTTAGATATGAGTACTTACATTGACGGACAAGGCATTACATCCGCATCGTCTAATTCACGTTTAGTATATGGTGGAAGTGAAAATGCTTATGCGCTAGGTAATACATTTAATTTCTGTCATGGTCTTACTGCACAATGGTTGAATAGTATTTATACAGAAATCACTAAACGAAATAATTTAGTAAACAGTGCATTAGATGATAATTCAGGAACAGCAACAAAATCAGCTTATATTATTCATGCTGGGTTGTCTGGTGCCGATATATCAATCGCACAAAACTCATTGAATGGTACTTTCAGTGATGTCTATCGTTATCCTGGTTTGGACGGTCTACCATCGTTATACCAGAATGTTTTTAATACTGCTGGATTAACTGCATATACATTAATCGAAGAGCCATATCTTAATAGATTAATGTGTGTAATTGGAAAGAAAAAACGCACAATTATCAGTAACAACTTTGGACATCCTGCAACAAAAACTCTTGTATTAGAAATTCCTCTAGTTGCAGATGTAGCTGGTTCAATACAAAGAGCCAAAGCAAATAATAGTATTTACCAATCTTCTGTTGGTAGCGTAAATTCTAAGGTTTTAAATGTTGATACAATAACACCAACAATTATTAGTTCCAGTGATATTGCTAATACATTACGAGAAAGACGTGTTAATTACTATGTCCAAGGAACTAATGGATACATTTTATCTACAGATTTAGTTGGGGCAACATCAGCACAAAATGGAATAGAAGATAGAATTGGTGTTACGTCAATGAAACGCGTAATCACGAAACTTGCACAAGACATTTTAGATGGTTATGTAGCACCCCCAAACAGGGTTAATGATGACATTACGCGCGCATCAATAGTTACTGATATTAAAAGTGCAATTACAAATAATACTGGATTAAATAATTCATTGATTGCAGCAACAGATGTAGTAGTAAATCCAGTTGCCAATGATAATACTTTAATAACTGTAACAATTACATTCTATCCAATACAAGCATCATTTGGTACAACACCACTGGGTAGTTCAAGCCTTCTTGGTTATACGCTGACAGTTAGTGCTTCCGCTTAATTCTAAAGGTTTTTAAATGGCTAATCAAAAAATTTCAGATTTTAAAAGTGGATTTTTAGGCGGAACACGAGCCAATAGATTTAATGTTGAAATTGTTTGGCCTACCGGCGTCGTTGCTGAACCGGCTACTTCAATTTATCATGCAACTGCATCAAAATTACCAGAAGCAGAATTAGGTAGTATTTCGATACCATACCGTGGGCGTGTAGCACATTATGCTGGTGACCGAGACTATAAACCATGGACTGTTACTATTATTGATGATACGGGAACCAATGCATCTTGGTTAGCATTCCATCAATGGGCTAATTTATTAAGTTCACATGTAAATAATACTGTTGCTGATACAACTTATGGAATTGGGGGTAGTTCAAATTTATGTGATGTTACTTTTAATCAATTAAATGATCCTAGTAGTGGTGGTACTGATACGTTTACAGGACACACTACAATGAGAACAATAATTTTAAAACATGCATGGCCATCTGAAGTAGGTCAAATTGGTTTAGATATGGGTGAAGGTGGTAGTTTAGTTTCATTTAGTGTAACGTTTACCTATGATTATTATGAAATTACTAAAGGGCTTACAACCACAACAACACCATGAATATATCATCATTTAAAACTGCATTTGCTGGAGGTACTCGCGCAAATCGATTTTTGATTAGCGGAGGTATTGGTAAATCAACTGTTGGTGCTAATATCACCACAACTATTGATAGACCATTCCACATAAGGTCTACTTTTATCCCACCTATCACAAACATCACATTAGAATTACATGGTTATGGTAGAAAATTACATATTCCTGGTGATAGACAATATGCTCCTTGGCAAATATCTGTATATGATGATATAGATGGTCCCGTTGCTTCTGGTTCAGGTAGTACAATTACCAATTTATGGAAAGAATTTTCAAATTGGCATAATACAATTAATGACCATGTAAATAATAGTACTACTACAAACGGTCCATCGTATACTAATTATAAACAAACCTGGCAAATTAATCATTTAGATTTAAATGGTAGTATTATAAAAACGTTTACCATGCATGGTTGTTGGCCAAAAACCGTTAGTGCTATTGATCATAATATGACAAATAGAAATTTTTTGAATACTTTTTCAGTTGTCATGTTATACGATGAAATTGAAATTGGTGGTGTTACTGACACTACACCAACTACGGGTTAATGTATAAAATAAAACTTGATTTAATTGTACCTAAATATTGTGAAAGATCAACATGGCTATAGAATTTTTTGGATTTGAATTTGGAAAGAAACGCCCGGAAGAGTTCCCAGATGTAATGACGGGACCGAAGCGATTAGTTGCTACAGAAGAATTTGACGGTACTGTAGCAGTAGAAGCCGGTGGTGTATATGGTACATACATTGACTATTCTACTACACTTAAAGATGAAAACGCAAATATAGTTCAATACAGAAACATGTCTCTCTACCCAGAGGTAGATGCAGCTGTTGATGAAATTGTGAATGCATCTATTGTGTGGGGTACAGACCGCAAACCAATTAAACTAGATCTTACCACTGTTCCATTATCGGATCAAGTAAAACGTAAAATTCATAATAGTTTTGATCGCATTCTAAAGATGTTAGATTTCAATGCTAAGGCATATGAAGTTTTTAGACGTTGGTATGTTGATGGTAAATTATTTTATTATATTATTATTGACGAAAAGAATCCAAAAGAAGGTATCAAAGAATTGATTCCTTTGGATCCGTTAAAAACTAAGAAAATTAAAAACATAGAAAAAGAAGCAGCAAGTGTGGCTGCTGGTACTGTTTCTTTAATTAAAAATATTGAAGAGTTTTATCTCTATGCAAATACAGATAAAGATTCTTATATCACAACTCCACATCAAGGAATTAGAATTTCCAAAGATGCCATTTCATATGTTCACTCTGGAATGGTTGATTTAAACACTAAACGTGTGATTGGATATTTACACAAAGCAATTCGTCCAGTGAACATGCTTCGACAACTTGAAGATGCCTTGATGGTATATCGTGTTGCTCGTGCACCTGAGCGTAGAGCATTTTACGTCGATGTTGGTCAGTTACCTAAACAAAAAGCTGAACAATATTTGCGTGATATGATGTCACGGTTTAGAAATAAAATTATATACAACCAAGGTACAGGAGAAATTAAAGATGATAAAAATTATCTATCAGTTCTTGAAGATTATTGGATTCCCCGTAGAGAAGGCTCCAAAGGAACAGAAATTCAAGTGTTGCCAGGCGGACAAGCCATGTCGCAAATCGAAGACGTCGACTACTTCAAAAAGAAGCTGTTCGCGGCACTAAATGTCCCAACCAGTAGACTTGAGGCTAGTACCGGATTTAATATGGGTCGGTCCTCAGAGATTTCAAGAGAAGAACTTAAATTCTATAAGTTCATTGAGCGTCTCAGACATCAGTTTAGTCAAATCTTTTTACACACATTACGTGTTGAGCTATTACTGACTGGAACATTGACAGAAGAAGATTGGAATGCAGTAAAGTATTATTTCCAATTTGAATTTAATACTGACAATTATTTCTGGGATCTTAAAGAAGCTGAAATTCTATCTGAACGATTAAAAATGGTTTCTATAGCTGAAGGTTATGTTGGGAAATATATCTCAAGTAGCTATATCAAGAAACATGTTTTACGTCTCACAGATGAACAGATTAAGCTTATGGATATGGAAATTCAAGAAGATAACATGAAACTACAGGCTGAACAAGCTGTTCTTGCTGCACAACAACAAGCAGCAGGAGTCCCACCAGAGGAAGCAGCCGCCACATGATGAGCCCACTAAGAATTCAAAAACTTATTGGAGAACTTTCAGAGGGAAATGAAGACCTGTTTGCTGAAGGTCTCATGCAAGAATTAGAAACCAGAAAACAAGAAATTTGTAAGAATTTATCTATCAAAATTTTTGAATCTATTGTAAAAGAACCAGTGGATAAGACTGTGGATGTCAATGATGATGTTAAACAATTGATAGAAACTATTACCCACGCAGAAGCACAAAAAAATATAAAAATGCAATTTAAAAATGCATCTATTCTAAATATTTCTGAAAATGATATTAAACCAATTAAAATGCTTTTTGACCAACTCAGCCAAGACAATCAAAAACTTATGGCAAAAAATTTATTTGAGAATCAGCAGCACTTTAAACAAACTTTGGAATTTGCTAAAAAAGTAAAAGGACTCACAAAATGACCGACAAACTAGCCCTGATCGAATCAATCGTTAACGAAAACGCAGTAGATTTTCGTCAAATAGTTAATCAAGTTTTACTTGAAAAATTATCTGTTCGTCTTGAAGAAGAGTATCAAGATGTTTCTAAGACCATGTTTACCCTTTCTGAAGCAGATGAGACTGAAGAAGAACTAGAGGGCGATGAAGAAACAGAAGAAGATACCGAAGAAGAGGAAACCGAAGAAGGCGAAGAAATGCCAACAGATTTCCCGAGTGACAACCAAGCTCGTAGTTACGGAGCGTACTAAACATGAAACTTATCACCGAATTAGTAGAAGATGTAAAATACATTGAGGAAAGCAATAAAGACGGTGGTAAGGATTATTACATTGAAGGAGTATTTCTTCAAAGTGAAGTACAGAACCGCAATGGTCGAGTATATCCTACCCCAACTTTAATCAAAGAGTGCCGTCGATATATTCGTGAATATGTCGATAAAGGTCGTGCATTGGGTGAATTAAACCATCCAACTGGTCCAACGGTAAATCTTGATCGTGTATCACACATGGTCAAATCACTCAATGAATCTGGTAGAGATATCATTGGTCGTGCAAAGGTTCTTAAAACTCCAATGGGTGATATTGTTAAAAACCTTATTGCCGAAGGAGCTAAACTTGGTGTATCTAGTCGTGGTATGGGTTCGCTCAAATCACGTGGTGGATATCAAGAAGTTCAAGAAGATTTCATGTTAGCAGCCATTGATATCGTTGCTGATCCTTCTGCCCCAAATGCTTTTGTAAACGGAATCATGGAAGGTAAAGAATGGGTTTGGGAAAACGGTATTCTTCAACCACAAGTTATTGAGTCCTATCATCAGACAATCAAG